TATTCTGTTGGAGTTGGGAAAGAAATATAAAGGAAGTAGAAACGGGGGTTAATGTAATATGATAATGAGTGTATATCATAGAGAACATAAAATAAAGGATGGAATGATAGGTATACCTAATTATTGGGGGGAAAAGGTAGGTAACTTTAGACCATTAGCCATAAGATATGGGGAGAAAAAGGCTTTATATTTATGGCATCATAAAGGATGGTTTAAACATAGTAAACCAGATACTATGAGAGAAGCAATAAGAATTAAGGATGAAACAGGAAATGATGACTTTATACAATTAAAAGGAGATTATCCAAATATTGAGTCATCGTAATGGGAAGCCAAAGCCAAGTGCACGCCCCCGGACTATCAAGAGATATAATGAACGAAAAGCAATCAAAGCCCTTGTACTGTGAGTCATGTGGTGTAGATACCAAGATAGATAAGGAATATCATATATCATATATATATCCTGACCATAATGAAATACTCTGTAAGTTTTGTGCAGGTAAACCAAATATAAAGGCGAGGTGGAAGAAGGCTTGGAAGACTATAGAACATTAGGAATCTCACGCCTACCTTGGTATAAACTAGGTGCAAAAGAAGTACCCCCAGATATATGTATATCATTTAAAGGGTTAATAGAATTAGTAAGAAGAAGTGGTAATATTGGATATTAGAACATTAGGTATCCCTAGAAAGATTCTTAAAGTCCCTGATTCAGATGTAGTTGCATTTAATGGTCCCTATCAGGATTTCATATATAATGTGAGAAAGGTATGGACATTTGAAGATGATAATACTTAGATTTATATATAGGGATGTTAAGTAGTATATAATGGTTAACTTCAGAAATACATTTAACAAATTCTGGAATAATACAGAAGATATAACTACAGGTACTACTACTATAAATACAACAGGAACAGCTGCTATATTATATCCTCAAGAGATTATGACTTTTCCTGTTGACCCTGCTTGGAATGGTGATACTACTACTGGTGGTGCTGCTTGTGTTACTACTGCTAATGCTTGTTGGTCTGGTCCTTCCTTTAGGAAAGTTAGTAAGAAAGAGTTTATGGTAGGAATGCCTCAATTTAATATAAAGCTAGGTAGGTATAATGCTGACACTTGGCAAGGTGGTTGTGTTACTACATGTACACCAGAATGGACTACTACAGATAGGATGTTTGCACATGATTATAATACAACTTGGACTACTAATGATACTACAGCTGCTACTGATATAACACTTAATCTTCAGTAGTATCTCGTGTAATTCTAAAATTAATTCTTTCTACATCTAATATTGCAGTGGCTTCTGCTGTTATTGCTCCTAAAGCCCAAGCTCTATTCATACTACTAACAAGGTCAAAAGGAGCATTTTTCGGCTGCTCCGCAGGAATACCGACTAAGCGTCTATCCATAAATCATCATCTATAAACTCAACCTTATCAGCATATCTAGTTCTTAGCTTATATTTTTTATGTACAGCCCTCCATTCATAAAATTTTATATAATAAGGAATTCCAACTAAACGCCTATCTTGCAATAGCCTCTCCACATACTAAATCTCTTCGTATCTAAACTCAAATTTGGAATCCCGATGAATAGTTTTTTTTTAGGTATACCTATTAATCTTCTATCCATATTCCATTCCTCTTTAAGATTAATGCTGCCACATCACCAAAAGTCTTTTCTTTTGATGGCAACCCTACTAACCTTCTATCCATGTCTATTCTTCTTACCTTGATTCCATTTTATTAATTTAAAAACAGTAGAGTGTGTTTCCAGTCTATACATCTTTTTAATCATCTTCCAACCATCTCCAAAATGTACATTATACTTTGGGTATTTGAATAGATGTTCATCTGATACAGCTGCTGCTGCTTCTTCTATTACCCCCGGGAATCCTCTATCATTTGGTATTCCTACATAAGTTACTTCTAATTCACAGTTCATTGGTCCATGCATTCCGTTAACATTATGATGCATGTCCATTCTTTGTGGCATGAAATGGTATCCATATAAATCAAAATCAGGAGGATACTGTATTGCCTGTTCTCTTTCTCTAGCCTTTGCTGGTATCCCTATCATTCTCATTTGAATATCTCCCTCTGTCCACAATAATAACACCTGTTAAATTTCCAAAGCAATAGCACATCCTGTACTACATTACAGTCATGTGCCCTATATAGCATATCAGTCATGTATGAAATTTTCCCAAGGAGATTCAAATTTCCTATCTGTGCCTCTATGTTCAATTATAACTCTATATCTACAATCTCCTCTTGGTACCATCTCTAATCCTTTTAAAGTCATACTTACTTGTAGTTTATCATTCATCCTTTTTCTATTCAACCATTTTTCAGGTATCCCTATCATTTTAGTCTTCATGGGGTTCTTACCCTAGTCATTCTTTCACCATGTTCTCCTTTATGTATAAACCATTCTCTTATTATTGGTTTTCCATCATATGATTCAATAGCCCTTTCACCAGTCTTACATGTACCATCACATTCTCTTATCCCTACTTTTCTTCTATCCAAATATAACCCACCTTATAAAATAACCTGCTGCTCCACCTAGAAATAAACCACTTAAGAACATTCCAGTAGTATTATCCAAATATAGCCTCTCCTAACATTCTACCAAATATAAAACCTGTAAAAGCTAGATTAAGGGCAAGATATATTATTATTAAATCTAATTTTTCCATTACACTTTTATAAGAGTATCCATATATAAATCTATGGTTAGATGGGAGGAAGGTCCTGTAGATTATGATGATTTTAGTGATAACAAGAAAAAGACAGGAAACTATCATAGGAATATAATAAAGATAATGACTGATAGATTGGATGAAATGAGGGAGGAAGTAAAAGTATTAGAGAAGGACCCCAAAAGAAATGCCAGAATAATAGATGTAATTAAAAGACAGATAACAAGACAATACTATACCATAGGTAATAAGACATTGGAACTGAAACAATACATAGCAGAGGGATATGCAGAATGATTAGTGGTAGATTATACGCAGAGGATTTTCAGGGTGCAATAGACCTATTTGATTTCCCTATGGGAAAACGTAAAATAAAAACATTACCAAAATACCCAAATAAGAGGATGTGTATAGAATGCCAAGATTAGCACCCGGTTATCCTTTTTTAACTTTTAAAGATTGGAAATTAGAAGTATACCCAAATAAGAAGATGTGTGAAGATGCCCAGTTGTGATAGATGTAATCATATGCATAAAATAAGAGTGGTATGTCCATGTACATGTCATGATGATGGTATTTGTAAATGTAATACTATTAGTGGTAATTGTATGATTCATAAGAGAGGAGCAGTATATTTACAAGATACTGGTAAGTTTAAATAGAGGCTTTATATATGACTAGTGTGAACGAGGAAGACATGCCTGATTATGATAATGAGAAAACCCCCGAAGACTGGGAGACTAAACCACAGAAAAAAGTAGAAAAGAAAAAAATGTGTAGCTGTCAGTTGACAGCAAGAGATTTACAATGTGAGGTGCATGGAGAATGACAGAAGAACTCTGTACTTGTAAGGAATGCAACCATGATATTTGCAAAACATGCACAGAAACAGGCTGTAAGTGCTGCGAACCTTTAAATAAGGCGTAGTATTTAAAGGATTGTGAACAATCAGACGACAGCATTGAATATTCTAGACGTAAATAGGGATATAGAGAAGAAACAATTAGAATTAGAAGCACTCCATGAAATGAGAGAGCAATTAATATCAGATTTGGCTCAAAAAAACCCGGATAATTGTGTATAAAACCCGGATAATTAGAAACCTTAAATAGAACGCAACCAAACGTATTTATATGGGTGCACTAGGCAACATAGCCAAGAACTTACGTAACATTACTAAGGAATTTACCCAGACTACATCAAGACCAGCTATCATGCAGCCTTATATGGCTACCGATACTGGTGCCAAGCTGCCAATCTTTCCTTATCCTTTAATAATGATATATGAACTGGCTCAAAATGTTGATGCACTCCGTATTCCCATTGAAACTGTCAACCGTGAGATGTTTAAAAATGGATTTGAAGTAGTTGAGAGATTTAAATATAAGTGTGAGAATTGTGGAAAGGAATTTGAGTATAAACCTACCAAGGAAGAGGGAGTTGATAAAGGTAAAAAGCCTTCAACTCCAACTCAGACTAAAAAAGCAGAAGAGAGACAACCTACTACTAATGACCAGTGGAGAATGCGTAATAGACCCGGTGATACTGAACATTTAGAGTGTGATGAGTGTGGTTCAAAGGACTTATTACGTCCTGAACCTAAAAACAGAAACGTTTTAGAAAGATTATACAAGTTTAATGTTAATAACAACAATCAAACGTTAAAACATGTTGCAAGAATGTTAGAAAGGGACTTGGAGACAGCTGATAATGCCTATTTATTGGTTTCAAAGAATTATTGGCTTAATCCAGATGGAACTATTGATGATGAGAAGACTGAAATTAAAGAATTGTTAAGAATAGACCCCCCACAGGTTGCCATGATTGCAGACAGTGATGGTAGGATAGGTTTCGATGATAAAAGAATACCAGTTTACGTTTGTCCCTTCTTTGAACACAGAGACAAGAGACTTATGAAGCCAGTTTGTACGAGAAGGGATGAACATCATACCAGACCCATAAGGGCACTTCGTGCATTATGTGAAGTTTCATCAATTTACTCTATTGGTATACCACAACCTAAAAGAGTCATCTATGCAGAAGGTGAAGTTATATGGAGAGCAGGTAAATACCAGCCCGGATTGATTTATGGCTTTAGTCCTATATACTGTATCTGGTCAAAGGTAATGGCTCTATCACACATGGATGAATATATCAGAAAGTACTTTGATAAGATGAGACCACCTAGGGGATTACTCGTTATTGCATCAAGGAACTATGAATCATTTAGAAAGGCATGGAATGCATTAGAAGAGAAAACCATTGAAGACCCATATATGATACATCCATTGACTGTAGAGGCAGAGAAAGGTGGACGTAACCTAGCACAATGGTTGGATTTCACTGGTTCATTAAAAGAATTACAATTTACTGAAATTAGAAAAGAACTAAGACAAATCATTGGAGCTGTATTTGGTGTTCTACCACTTTACTTTGGAGAACTTCCTACAGGTTGGTCTCAGGAAGGTCTACAAGTAACTATTACTAACAGGGCAATTAAATGGGGACAGTCAATATTACAAGAATCATTCTTCGATATAATAGCAAGGATGATGGGAGTAGATGATTGGATACTACGTCTTAAGGAAGGTGAAGAAGCAGATGAAATGCGTGAACTTGAAATTGAAGCACAGGAGATTAACAATCATGCCACATTACAAACAATGGGATTTGCAGTTGAAAGAACACATACGGGACAATGG